GCGGATGCGAGTTGAGCCATTGTATTTATATAATATACTTATAGATTATATTTTAAATCTATATTTATTTAATATTAATTATATTAACATTCGCTAAATATAATTAATGTAATCAGGTTTTAAAAAGCATAAAAAGTATCGCCGCTGGCGGCTTCCTTCATTGCAGGGGCTTCAGGAAGTGGTTTCATCGCCCCCTTTTTCGGCATCTTCTTATACTCTTTGGTTTCGACCGCTTCCTTTCCGATCTTCGCCAATGCTTCCACGGAACTTAATCCTTTTGCTAAATCTTTCTCCTTATACGCCTTAAGTAAACCTTTACCTTCTTTTACTATATCATCCTTTTTACTAACCAAAAAAGATAATGATGGAGCGACCCTAGAAGTCGCCTTAAGAGCCTTACCCACCATCGCACCTACAGGGTGACCCTTTAGACCAGTCGAGCCTAAAAATTCGTCACCTTGTTTCGCGAACTGACCTACGCGTGAAATGTTAGTTGCTAGTCCCATTTTGTTATATATTAATAAATATATATTTAATTTTAATTACATATTTATTATATATATTATTCCTTTCCTTAATTCACAATTGTCATTTCTGTTTCGAATTCAGGATTCAGTTCTTGTTTCTTCTGCAGCATCTTAACATACCCATTCATATACCCACCAGCATCAGCCTCACCAAGTTTCGAGGGTAAATGTTCAGGATCTTCAGGAATATAGGCTGACACATGAGCGTTTTCAGCGTGTTTCAAAACGTCTAAATCAATATAGGATTCTGTATCCTTATACTTCTCCATTATCGCTTCATATTCTTCGTGTTTGTGTTTATACGCCCACACCATAAGTTCGAGCATATAGGGTTCACAATCAGGACGTGTATCGCACAGGTATTCAAACATCGCTACACTCTCTTTATCTTCTGCATCAATAAACATTCTAGTTTTATATATTACAATATTATTATTTTTCTAAATACTTTTTTAATAACTTTCGTTAATAATAATTGAAATAGTAATCCGCCAATTGTTTCATATGCGCCTTTTTAGCGTCCGCTTGGGAAGGCTGTGGCGGCGCTTGCTCCTCTTCCTCCTCTTCGCTACTCGATTCATCGTGTATACTCATAATGCGCTTCAACACTTTTTGTGACGGCTCTTTATAGAATTTCAATTTCATATATCCTTTTTCCTTTGTGGCTTTAGGAATATCGATAGGTTTCGATTTGGGTGGTGGTGTAGGTTTGACAATGATTTCATTCTCCGCATCAGGAATACCTACATACGTCCCCTTCTGTTCTTTCGCATATATTTCTTGAACGATCGGTGTTGCTTTAGGCAGTTCTTCTTTTTCGATTTCTTTTTCAATATTCTCTCGCTTCTCTTCTTTCTCTACCTTTGGGGCTTTAGGTTTAGGCTCTGCTTTGGGCTTGGGCGCAGGCGGTGGTGGTGTGGCTTCTACTGCTGCAGCCGCCGCTTTCCTCGCCTCCGCTTTGACTCGTTTAGCCTCTTGGGCTTTCTTAAGTCGCTCGATAAGTATCGCTCGTTGTTCAGGTGAAATTGCCATAGTTGTATTTATATATAATATATATATTTTTTTCTTTCTAAATTAATTAAAATAAAATATGAATTAAGTATTTAATTGTTAAACAACTTAGAATATAATATTTAGCAATATATATATATGAATACTAGAACTATAAATCCTCCCTATAAAAAGGGCAAAATCTACGGCATCGTATGTTTCGAAACTGCACGTATCTATATAGGCTCTACTACAGATACTCTAGGATGTCGCCTTGGAGATCACAAATCAGCATGTAGACGTGTTCGCGAAGGTTTGAAGAAATACAATTGCGCTTCCGCTGAAATACTCAATACAGGCAATTACGGCATATTTTTAATAGAGACTTTCCCTTGTGAAAATCGTAGAGAACTTCTTACTAGGGAGGGTTACTGGATAGATGAATACCGCCATAGTTGCGTTAATCGAATGTCACATTTTCATCAAAATTGATTCTAATAAATTTCGTATTATCTTGATACATCAGGATAAACGAGTGATCTTTTCTTTTCTCGACTTCATCTATCAAGTCTAGAAAATTCTGCAACTTGTGTTCATACAGCCCTGAATACTCATCGAATATCGTTTTAAGAACATTCTGATCACGAAATGGGAATAATATTATCATTGACATATTCACGCGAAGCGGTTTACTTATGGTTTTGATATGCTGTGACATTATGAAGATGTTTGTATAATGTGGTGAGTGGCGATGCTTGAGGGCGAACTTCAAGAAGTGTTTACCATTTCGCGAATTGCTCGATGAGATGAGGGGCGAAGCCATAGAATCATCTATACACAGCGTGGAGATAGGCGGATGCTCCATGTTGATTTTGTCAAAGTCGTAACTTTCTAGAAAATTACAATTCTCTAACTTCTGCATATCACCCTCGTCAATCTTTTTCGGATCGTGGAGATATATGGTAAGTAAGTCTATTAACTCCATCTCCGCTTTCCATTTTTCGACATCGTCTTTTATTTTAGCCAATGTATCGTCTAAATTCTTCACATTGAGTTCATCAATATAACAAAAGTTGTCAGGATATTTATCGATAAAGTGTTGAACTTTAGAGTCACACGTGGGGCTTATAAAATATACTTTGTTTACGCCAGTAAGCATAATATCCTTCTCTATGTCTAGTATGTTTAACATCGCTGTCGTTTTACCACCCCCACGGACTCCAAAAATTCCACCAAAATAGAATGATTTTGTCCCACTTATTTTATACTTGGGGAAATCATAGCCACCAATCTCTTTAATTTTTCGACGTTTTAAGTCTTTGTGGTTCTTTGTAAATTTCATTATTAATATATAATGATATTAAATTAATATTATATTCGTATATATAAATATAATAAAAATGGCGAAACGTAAAGATAAGAAAGGCAAGAAAGCCAAAAAGCGTGTTTCAAAGCCTAGAGGATTACCTACAGCAGTAAAGGGATTATTACAATATCTAGGTGGACAAGATGCTACGCTGCAACAGACACCACGTCCGCGTGGAGCGGCTACAGGCGCTGATGGTGGTGAAACCTTGAATCGTTACTTAGCCGCCAAGACCGCTTCGCTCGATGCTATGCGTCAAGCATCTCTAGGAGTAAATATAGCCCAACAGGCGGAAGAGAAATTATTAGCCAAGCGACAAGCTGAGGAGGCTGAAAAGAAAATCTCCTTATTGTCTGCAGGATTGAAAGAGAGCGATACACAGAGGCAGAAAGCAGTGTCGGAACAGAAAAGGAAGATCGCGGAACTCGAGAGCGTAGTTAGACAGCAAGGCGTGGAACAATTATTTCGAGAGATGCAACGTAATCCTAATCCTCGACTAGGTTCATTACCATCTCAAGCGCCGTCTTATTTTGGACGACCTCCTAGTGAACCTAGTTTTATGGGAGCGCCAATGAGTGAATATAGTTTATATAGTGAGAGCGGCATAGGAGAGGCTGTGGGCGGTGGTATGGGTGGCGGAAGCGAAGAATCACAAGCGGAATTAGAGCAGTCAATGGGAAGCAGCGCTGCTAGTGAAATGTATCGCCAAAATGCGCCCTTGGATCGCCCCATTATACGTGATAGACCTAGGGCTGGTGGCGGCGCTGCTGCATCATACAGGCTTCCAAAAAGAATCGCGCCAAAAGCGCCTGAAAAGGCATCTACCAATATAAGCGCCGCTGATTTAAAATCACGTATTAAAGAAGTAACAGGCTTGGCTAGATCTAGATATAAATTACCTTCTAGAGCTAAATATGGTGGTGTTCAAGCGGCGCTTCAAACTGGCGCGTCATCAGCAGACATTATATCCGCTCTCAAAGAAGCAGGTGTTAATTTAATGGAGGCGTAATTTAGCATTTTAATTATATTTAGATTAATAATATTATTAAAAAATTGATTTAAAATCTTGTCTATATATTATATATACTGACGACAAAAATGCCCACGGAAGCGCAACGCAAAGCATCGAAGAAGTGGGCGGAGGCTCACAGAGAAACAAATATTAAACGGATCAGCGAATGCATACAGCGAAGGTATGCTACTGACGAGGAATTTAGAAATAAGAAGCGCGATAGTGAGCGTGAACGCCAACGCATCAAGCGCGAAGAACGTAAAGCAGAAATAGAAGCGGAAGCCCATGTCGCCGAAAATATAATAATCGTTCAAGAAGCCCCTCCCCAACCTCCAAAACGTCCGCAAAACCAACAATTGACAATCTATGGCTTTTAGGCGTTTTTTAACAAAATTATTAAGAAATCCTTTTTTTAATAATTTTCTTTTATTATTTAGCAATTTATTAAATATAAAATTGATTAACAATATAAAGAATATTGTGTATATATATACAGACACTAAACGATGACTTCCATTCTCCCCTCCTCTTTCACCCACGCGCTCAAAACCTGCGAAGGTTACGTGAGCAAAAGAACAGACGAAGACGGCAAATTAGTCGATAAGAATCGCTTAACGAAACATGCAAACACAATTTTCAGCGGAAAAGCAGACTATAATAATTTCACTACGACAAATGCTGTGGTTATTCAACTAGACGGAAACTATTTTGTGGCGGACACCGATGACGAAGAAAGCGATGCTTTTGTGATGGACATTATGGCGAAATATGGTGTGACGGATAATGTGACACCTAGTCTTTCGAATTACTTACTTGGAAAAAAGAACAAAAATCATTACTATTTTAGACTGCCTGATGATATTAGATGGGCGTGTATGGCGAACTATACAAAAGGTAGAATACAGAGCAAGTATTCTAAATTAGATTTACTCGGATCAAAGAATAGGATTATGTTCGAGAATAAAGAATGTTTACATAGATTAAAGAATATCCCAATGATGTCCCAAGAAATGATGAATGACATTTGTGATTTTGTTCCCAAGGCTCTTTTGGGGGAACAATTGAATTTCGAAAAGGTTGTTAAACCTAAAATAGAACCAAAAGCGCCCAAGGAAAATATTATGATGAATAATTATTTCACTAAGGGGTTTGGGGTGGCGTGGACACCTGAAGTGAAAAAATTCATCGATGAAAATACGAGGGCTGAAGATGCAGCGACTTATCAATCGTGGAGTGTGGTTTTGACTAAAATAGCCAATAAGTATGGAAAAACGCAATTAGGACAAAATGCGGCACATTATTTCAGTTCCAAACACGAATCCTATGATAGAAAGGGTGTTGATGAATTTTATAACAAAATCGATTTATCAAAAGAAAGCATACAAGAATACAAATTTTGGAGAATAGAAACAAATGGAAAATGTATTATTCAACTAGACGATGAA